CTTTCCGTGAGCACACCAATAACCAAACTGTGATGCAGTTTTAATTATATCACCTTCAGTTATATCTTCGCAGTTACCACCAGTCTTTAAATTCCAAAAATCAATAGATGCTTTTAATGATGACTGTCTTATAATCTGATTTTGTGTATCATTCATAATTCGCATATTAAGGATTTAATAAAACCGATTTTAACCATTGATTCAAGTTCACTAACTTTTAGAGAACTAGGATCATTGAACTTGTTATGCAACGTCATAGGTGTAACACCCATCTTTTTCGCTAATGTTAGCTTCGTCATACCAAGTTCTTTCAATCTATATTCTAGTTGCAATCTTTGTAACATACCTACTAAGGTACATAAAAATATTTATTTTACAAAATTATTTTTATTTTGATATAAATTATTTAATATTGTTTCAGAAAGGAAGAAAACCCTTAATAGATATATTTATTATTTATTATACTCTTTAAAGAGAGTATAATAAATAAATTAGATATACTAATCTAATAGACATATTAATAATAAAATAATAAAACTTTTTGAATTATGAAAGGACAACAAATGAAAAACAACGCAAAGGAGAAATTTAAAAGTGAGGCGATGGTTTCGTTAAAGGTTGAACAGTTGATGACGGACTTTGAAACTGCCGAAGCTACATTTAGGTTTGCTGACATATCGAGCAAAAGAAGTAAGTACAATCGTGATATAGATGAAGCGTTTTATAACCACGCTAAAAGGTATATAGAAAAACTATCTAAGCTACTGGTGTTAGTTAATGCAGGTGAGATGTATCACTTGCACCATTATAGGCAAACAGTATTGAAACACAAAAAAGATATTGGTAACATCTATCAAAAAATAAAAGACATAAAATTATGAAGGGTAAACTACAGATAGTTGATTTCGATGATGTTTTAAAACGAGACGATGATGCTAAAGAATGTAAAGAGGTTTACGTAAATGATGTTAGGGATAAGTTAGAAACATTTTTTAAAGATGGTTATGAGTTAGGACAACCATCATATATAGAAAAGCTAGATGGTATATTCTCTTGGAGAAAAGGATTCTTATATTGTTTTAGTGGTTATCCACAATCAGGTAAGTCAGAGTTCATAAATTATGCAATGTTACTCAGGGCAAAACATTACGATGATAAGATAGTAATGTATTCACCTGAAACTAATACCTATGAACTTATAACAAATTTAGCTAGAGCATACATAGGTAAGAATGTAAATCCTGAATTTGATAATGTCTGTACCGAAGACGAATACAATAAAGGATTAGATTTTATCCAAGATCATTTCGTATTCTTAGAGAACCAAGAAGAATTACCATCGGTTGCAGGGTTACTTAATACATTTGAAAGATTATCTAGTAAAGGATTTGAATGTTATGTTATTGATCCTATGAACTGGTTAGTGGAATCAAATGTAGGAGAAACAAATCTGTACAATTATTTAAAGGTATCACTTACAAATCTTAAAATGTTTGCAAAGAACTTTGATAAGATAGTAAGCTATATAGAACACCCTAAAACACCATCACCAGTAAAAGGCAAGATACCTAAGGCAACTGCGTTTTCACTAGCAGGGGGTACTATGCACTTTAATAAAGTAGATTGTATGTCAATACTCCATAGAATGACAAAAGAAGATTTAGAAGATAAACTATCAAAGGGTGATTTATTAGCAAGACAATTAGATAATCTTGATAATAATATTAACTTTGTTGAGTTTGAAACAGTAAAAATGAAATCACAAAGGTTGAATGGTAAATTAGGTAGTCAGCTTTTAGAATATGATTTCATTACTGGTAAGTTTAAATAAATAATTAATTATGACAAAAGAACAAGCATTGCAATTAATAGTTCAGGTATGTGAGAAAGGTAACAAATCAGGTCTTTTTACACTATCTGAATCAAGTCTTGTGTTACAAGCATTAGAACAGTTTGGTGTTCAACCTCCAAAGGTAGAAGAGTTAGAACAAGATGATGTGGCAGAAGAAGTCTCAGAAACAAAAGAAGTCAAAGAGTAGATACGTTTTTACCTCTGATGAATGTGATATACTTGGTGAATCAGAAAACATTTGTGATACAGTAAGAAAATTGTGGACTTACTACAAATGTGATTCACAAAGTATATTTATTGCTATATCACCTCGTATAAAAACTTATCAAATCAGAGAAAAATCTATATCACTTACAGACATAAATAATATCAAAACATATAAATATCTAAATAAAGTTATTACAAGAGATGAATTTATCTTACTTTTAGAATGTGATAACAAAAGGGAAAACCAAAGTAATAAGAGAAATTGAAACTTTTATCCTGCGTTATAAAGAAAAAGCTAAAGGTCATCAATATCATATAAACGATGATGTAAAATGTTACAAACGCATCTATGCACTCGCAGAACTCTTTCCAGTAAACGAGAAATATCAAAGAAGATTACCTGAAATAGAATGGCAAATCAAACAGTTATGGTTACTTTATTACTATTATAAACAGAGAATTGATGGTAAAAACTTAAAGTATAATCAAATCGTAATAAAATATTCTTAGTTTTGTATTATGCCAACAAAAACCAACATATTAAAAAACAACTTAATCAATGCTCTTGAAAAGCATTTAGGTGTTGTTACATCTGCTTGTAAAGAGGTGGGATGCAATAGATCAACCTTCTATAAGTATTATAACAATGATTCAAAGTTCAAAGAGAAAGTAGATGAACTTCAGAATGTAGCATTGGACTTTGTAGAATCAAAACTGTTTGATCAAATATCAAATGATAATCCTACATCTACAATCTTTTATTTAAAGACAAAAGGTAAAAAGAGAGGATACATAGAACAACAAATACTAGAACATAAGGGTGGGATAGAAAGCAAACTTATTGAATGGAAGCCAGTAGAAAAGAAACAGTAGAATGTAATACGCAATTCTATCAAACAGTCAATTCAGATAAAAGAATAGTAGTACATCAGGGTGGGAGTAGATCAGGAAAGACCTATGCTATCTGTCAATATCTTATTTACTTACTTACTACAAGAGAAAACAGATTGGTCATTACTATAGCAAGAAAGACATTACCTGCACTTAAAGGATCAGTATATAGAGACTTTATGGAGATAGCTGACAAGGTTGGTATAACATACTTTGCAGAAATCAACAAAGCTGAGATGACATTTAAGTATAAGAATCATCTTGTGGAGTTTATATCATTAGACAATGAGATGAAGGTAAGAGGTAGGAAACGTACACATTGTTTCTTAAATGAAGCTAACGAGTTCTTCTTAGAAGACTTTAATCAGCTATCATTAAGAACTACTGAAAAGATGATATTAGACTTTAACCCATCTGATGTGATACATTGGATATATTCTGACATCTGTACTAGGGATGATTGCGATACTTATATCACCACATTTGAAGATAATGCGTTTCTTGATCCTGAAATCAAAAAAGAAATACTAAGGATGAAAGAAAGAGATGCAGACAGATGGAGGGTATATGGATTAGGTGAACGAGCAACATTTAAGGAAGGTCAGATATTCGATAACTGGAAATGGATTGATTACAATGAGTTTATAGACAAGGATAGTTCTGAAGTTGTATATGGTCTTGACTGGGGATATAGTAATGATCCTACTGGTATTGTAGAGGTAAGAAGAAAGAACGATAGACTGTATGTTCACGAATTGTTATATAAAAAAGGATTAACTAATCAAGACATATACAATGAGATAAAGAATCTTGGATTAGAAGAAGAATTATTTATCTGCGATAGTGCAGAACCTAAATCACTTGAAGATATGAAAAGACTTGGTTTGTATTGTAAACCATCTATCAAAGGTTCAGGATCAGTTATGAATGGTATTCAGATCATAAAAGAATATGATGTCTTTGCATCAAAGCAAAGCAAAAACCTGCTTCAGGAATATCAGTATTATATATGGGAATTTAATAAAGATGGTCAGACAATAAACAAAATAAAACAAAATGGTATGGATCATCTGATGGATGCGTTTAGATATGCAGTTACAACTGGACTAGCTAGAGAGAGTAACCTTATCATTGTTTAATAATTTTTAGTATTTTTGAAAATAAATTCTATATATGGCAAGTTTTCTTCAAAGAATCAGGAATGGTCTAAAGGCGTTTGGTAATCAGCAGACCAATGAACAGTACAATAGATTCATTTATAATGTACTTGGAAATAATAAAATAACTAATTCACAATACAATGATGATTTCATAGATAAGGGATATAAATATAATCCAACTATATATTCACTAATTCAATTAATATCTAAGTCAGCAATAACAGTTCCATATAAAATATTTAAAAAAGTAGATGAAAGTGCAGTTAAAGAATATAAAGGTTTACTATCAAATGGATTAAATGAGGAATCAGTATTCAAATCTAAGCTGATGAGAAAACATATTTTTGAAGAAGTAGAACATTCTGCACTTGGTAAATTACTTGAAAGACCTAATCCTGCACAATCGTTTTCTGTATTCCTACAAGAATTAATATCGTTTGGTAAACTAACTGGTAACAGATTTGTATATGGTATTGCACCTGAGAACGGAGAAAACAAAGGTATCTACTCACAACTATACAACCTACCTGCACACCTTAT